CAGCAGATTTTGTTGTTATACCAGAGATATTTGCAAATATAATGGACCAAGTTAAAGGATTCCCATGTAAAAAAATTGTTTTCTCACAAAGCTATGATTATTTATTAGAGCTTTTGCCAATTGGCAAAAGATGGAATGATTTTGGTTTTAATGATGTAATTACAACTAGTATTAAACAAGCACAATATTTAAATAATTTATTTCCACAAGTTAAAACACACGTGGTCCCTATTGGAATTCCAGAGTATTTTAAAAATAGTGATAAACCTAAACTACCAATAGTTTGTATCTGTACTAGAAACCAAGGTGAAGCAGCAAAAATTGCCAAATCTTTTTATTTACAGTATCCAATTTATAAATGGGTAACATTTAAAGAAATAAGAGGTGTATCAAGAAAACAATTCGCAGCAGAATTAAGTAAATGTTGTTTAGCTGTTTGGCTTGATGATACAGCTGGTTTTGGTACCTTCCCTTTAGAAGCTATAGAATGTAACACACCAGTAATAGGAAAAATGCCTAACTTAATTCCAGAGTGGATGGAAACTAAAGATGAAAACGGTAATAGTGTTATAAAAAATAATGGTGTGTGGACAAACACAACCATTAACATACCAGAATTAATTGCTACATACATGAAAGTATGGTTTGAAGATTCAGTACCATCTGATCTATTAAGTGGTATTAAAGAAAGTCAAGGACAATATACACCAACCAAACAAATAGAATCAATTAAAAATGTATATTTTGGATTAACTGAAAATAGAAAAACAGAATTAAATAACATTGTTGCTAACTTAGAAGCTGAGCTTAATAAATTTAGTGAAATAATTAATAAATAACAATTAAAATATGAATAAATTATATGAATATTTGGAAACTTTAGAAACAATTGATAGTTTCGGTTTAACAAAAATACCAAATTTAAATGAAATAAAATATGCATTAGAAAAAAATGGTTTGGAAATAGAATCTTTCTTAAAACAATTTGAAATGTTTTCAAATGTTAAAAAAATTAATATATTAGAAATGCCAACTTATTATTCTGACATTAAAACAGGTGAACCGTTGAGTTTTAAAAAAGATTATTTAGGTGAAGATTGTAAATTCAGTGAAGTTGTATCGTTTAACCATACTAGCCAATCTAAAGATTTTAATTTCAATGATGAAATCGATCTTTATATGATATATTTATCACCAAAAAAATATGATATAAAAAATTTAGATTGTGGCGTTTGGGTGTTCCCATCAATGTATTCCCCTACTAATTTTAAACCATTAAAAAAAATAGAAATAATATGGTCACCAGAAAAGGTTCAAGATGTTAGTGGTCTTAATGATTTACAAGCTAATGAAGTTCTTAAAGAAACAATTTTAAACAAATTATCAGAAATTTTAAATTCTGATAAACCACTAGAACCAAACATACCATATACAAGAGATATAATTATAAGATGCTCACCAAGAAGTGTAAAAACACTTGTAGATTTGGTAATAAAATACGACTAAAAATAACAAATTAAAAAAATTAAAATATGAAAGAAAAAACAAATATAAGTGTAGTACTGCCAGTGCATGAATTGACTGAAGAAACAAAAAAATTATTTTCAAACGCAATACTTAGTGTTAGAGAACAAATTAAACAACCTGATGAATTAATTATAGTTGTTCCAGCTAATAGTGAAGTTAGTTCATTTGTTAAATCATTTGATTATGGAGATTATAAAGATTCAGTAATTATTGCTGAAAATGAAGGACAAACAGATTTTTCAGCACAAGTAAATTATGGTGTTAGTGTATGTTCTTCTGATTGGTTCTCAATATTAGAATTTGATGATGAATATGCCAAGATATGGTTTAAAAATGTTATTGAATACAGATTAGCACATCCTAATGTAGATATTTTTATGCCTATCATTGTAGATGTTGATATGAACTCTCAATTTCTTGGTTTTACCAATGAAGCAGTTTGGGCAAATAGTTTTTCTGATGAATTAGGTATCCTAGATAATGGTGCATTATTAGCGTATCAAAACTTTAATGTTGATGGTATGGTAATTAATAAATCATTATATCAAAATTTAGGCGGTTTGAAGTCTAATATAAAATTAACATTCCCTTATGAGTTTTTACTTCGTATGACGTTTAAGGCGGCTAAAATCATGGTAATACCAAGATTTGGTTACAAACACGTTAATTTACGTCCTGGTTCTCTTTTTTCGATTTATAAAGAAACACTCGACCCAGTAGAAGCTAGATGGTGGTTATCAACAGCTAAAAAAGAAAGCTATTTTCCTAAAGATAGACAAATAACATATGAAAAACAAAATGGATAAATGGCTAATAAACGAGGACGCAAAAGAAAAACTGACATGTATTTTGGTCCAGAGGAAGAAGAAGCCGTTATACGATATTTAGAATCTACAGACGAAAACGAGAGAAATTTAATTTTTAATGAGTGGTTAAAAGCACCACTTGATAAAATGGTAGAATCGATTATACGAAAATATCGACTTTACAGAAAAGATGTTAGCTTTGAAGAATTGCATACAGATACCATTTCTTTCTTAATGACAAAAGTTCATAAATTCGAAGTTGGTAGAGGGAAAAAAGCTTATTCATATTTTGGAACTATAAGTAAACATTACATTCTTGGATTATTAATTAAGGATGAAAAATACATGAAACAGAATGCATCATATGAAGATGTATCTGAATCTATTGAAGATCGTGAAGATTTAACTTATGTTATTGATGACGATAATTTTTCTATGGATACTTTCATAAAAAATTTGTTAGATGGTATTAAATTAGAATTAAACGAAGATTCATTATCTAAAAAGAAAATGAATGATAATGAAAGAAAAGTAGGTGAAGCATTAATAGAAATATTAGAAAATTGGGAAACAGCTTTCGAATCTATGAATGGTGGGTCTAAATATAATAAAAATTCAGTTTTAGAAACAATGAGGAATTATACTAATTTATCTACAAAGGATATTAGATTAGCAATGAAACGTTATAAAGACTTATATGAAGTATTAAAACATCATGGTTTATAATTGTGTAAATAATTAAATATTAGATATTTATAGTTATAAAAACTAAAAACCATGCCTCGTAAAAAGAAACAAGATGTTAAGGTAAACAATACTGAATCATTAGAAGGACTTATGCAAGAGACCTATAATGATGCATGTTTACAAATAACAGATGCTCAAAAAGCAATAAATGAACTTTCAGCTAGCTCAACACCAAGTGATGTTGATGAATTAACTAAAATAGCAAAAGAAAAAGCTAATTTATTAAAAGTAAAAGACTCTGGTGTTAGAATTAAATTAGAATTAGCAAAACTTCAAAGTGATATTATTAAAAACAACGGGGACGTTGATACTGCTATTACAACTAGAAGTCAAGGTGCTGCATCTTTAACTGATTTTAAATCAATAAGAGAAATGTTAAAAAAGGAAAAGCAAAATAACCAAGATAATGAAACTGAATAAATATTATGTCATTAATAGACAAAAAAAAACAAATCTTTGGGAATATTGCAGCGGCAAAAACACTAACCCAAGGATTACCTAAATTAAAACTAACCTCATCATTACCATCAATTAATAATAATGGTAATTCAATAACTTTTTTAAGTGATTTAATTAAATCATTAATAGGTTATGAAGCTATGGTAGGCATTGTCGTAGACATCCTAACACATTCACTATCTGACATTGAACGTGAAATAAAAATAGCATTAAAACAAGAATTAAAAAACATAGTAAGCTGTGGTGTAGACCCAAGCTTACCTAACTTTATTAAATCTACAGGAAGTGGAATAGTTATTGAAGTATCAAAGGTTGATTTTTTAGATTTATTTAAAATTGACCCAAGTTCTACAGGTGGTAAATTATTATATAATGATATAACCAACCCTTTATTTAATAGTTCAGATTTCAATACTTTTCTATACGCTACTATCCAAGATGATGGTGTTACACATACTTGGCAAGGTATTTTGGATATAACATTCAATTCAATCGGTACTGGTACAACACCTAACAACACTTTTACTATCAAAGCCAATTCAAGTTATAATAATCAAACACTTACAACATTAAATAATAATTTTATAGATGGGTTGGTTTTATTTAATTCAGAGGGAATAGTCAATAAAATAATTGATATATTATTTGGAAGTGTTTCTGTTAGTGTAAAAAAAACAAGAAAACAATTAGAAGAAGAAGCTAAAATAAATAATGTTATTGATTGTATAGTAAATTCTGATGAAGATGACAACATTGATGATAATTATTTTACATTCTCTAATGAAGAATTATTTGTTCATCAACAACAGGCTGAATCTAGACAAAAAGGAATAGTCAAATTAGAATGTTGTAATAAAGTTGCTGTTTCGGTACCCGTAGATTTTTTAAGCACATTTAATACTGAAATGAGTGGTGCTACAAGTACA